AAATGATAATATCAGAAGACGTTGAAGAGTTAGCAAAAGAAATTAAAGAAGAAAAAAGGTCTAGTAGAGTATTCTGTATCGGTAACGGTGAGAGTAGAATAGGTATAGATTTATTAAAGTATAAAGAATTTGGTAAGATATATGGTTGCAATGCCATTTATAGAGATTATCCTAATTTATGTGATGTGTTAACTGGTGTAGACCACGGAATGATACACGAAATATATCACGCAGGTATGGCACAAAAGATACCTTGTTATTTTAGAAATTGGACTAAAGTGCCTGCTCATACATATGACGCAATAATACAAGATGGTTTATCTAAAGAAGAATTAGATAAAGCAATAAAACAAGGTGCTGTTATAACCAATGGACGTGGTGATAGTAAAGAATATGTTTTACACGGTTCTAATTTAAAAGGTGTAGTAAGTGTATTGACAGATGGTGCAGTACTTAAAAGGAAAGTTGACCAAGCTCAAATTAAAGTTAGTTGGATAAAAGAACCAGACTATTCACACTCATTAGATGATATAAGCGAACCTAGAGACCACGGTTGGGCGTGTGGGGCAAGTGCTGGCTTGGTTGCAGTTAAGAAAGAGAATCCTTGTGAAGTGTACCTAATAGGACACGATTTACATAGTCATAATGAGAAGTTAAATAATATCTACAAGAGTAGTAAACATTATACAGCAAAAGATAACAGTCCAACACCAGGTATCAATTGGATCAACCAATGGAGAACTATGTTCCAATGGTATCCAGACATACATTTTTATAAGGTCAATAGATATAATGATGGCAGGGATAAGGTCAATGGACCTATTGAAGAGTGGAAAGGCATACCTAACCTGAAGTACATAGATTATACCACACTTGACTCTATGCTCTAATTATGTTATATTAGACATAGTGAGTGTATAAATAATAATGAAGACGATTATATAGTCTACACAAATACAACGAATATGTTAATACAAAAGGAGAATACATATGGATTTTGAAACATTAAAATCATCATCAAGTAACTTTGATAAGATTACAAAGGCACTTGAAAAGAACCTCGGTCCCGAGGATCAAGCAAACAAAAACAAGTATCAAGACGATAGACTTTGGAAACCAGAGTTAGATAAAACTGGTAACGGTTATGCTGTTATTAGATTTTTACCTGCGTCTAACAACGAAGAAATGCCTTGGCAAAGAGTATGGTCACACGCATTTCAAGACAAAGGCGGTTGGTACATTGAAAATTCATTAACAACTTTAAATACTAAAGATCCAGTTAGTGAAGATAATACAAGATTATGGAATACAGGTGTTGATAGTGATAAGGATATTGCTCGTAAGAGAAAAAGAAAATTATCATACTATTCTAACATCTATATTGTTAGTGATCCAAAACATCCCGAAAATGAAGGCAAAGTTTTCTTATACAAATTTGGTAAAAAGATATTTGATAAGATATCAGAAGCAATGCAACCTCAATTTGCGGATGAAAAGGCAATCAACCCATTTGATTTTTGGAAAGGTGCAAACTTTAAACTAAAAATTAGAAAAGTTGATGGCTATTGGAACTACGACAAATCTGAATTTGAAGGTGTTACGCCAGTAGCAAGTGAAGATACTGCTATTAAAGCAATATGGGCGAAACAGTATCCTTTGAAACCATTTGTGGACCCTAGTAATTTTAAATCTTATGACGAACTCAAAGAGAAACTGAATAGGATAATTATGGGTACACGAAGCACCGAAACTGTTGAAACAGTTGACCTCCCACAACAGGTCAATGGCAAGGTGAAAAGTACTAACGTTGTGAACTCTAAACCTGCTAGTGAGGAAGACGATACGTTGTCTTATTTTAGTAAATTGGCAGACGAAGAGTAAACCTTTCTCTCTCAAAAAACGTTAAAACTTCAAGGGCACCTAGTAATAGGTGCCCTTTTTCATTATAAATAGTAGTATGGCAAATATATTTGAACCCATAGTAGATAGACAAAAGGGTGTACTAAAGTCAGCCGAATGGTATAGGAATGCAGTACAAACTATAGCAGGTAGGACAAGTGCAAAAGCTCTTATGAGAAGTGGAAAACTAAATCAAAGACCTAGTGCAGGACGTTTGAATATGTATTTTTATGACCCTAAAACTAAAAAGAAATTACCATATTACGACATATTTCCATTAGTTTTACCAGTAGATACATTTAAAGGTGGTTTTGTAGGGTTGAATTTTCACTATTTACCATATATAATGAGATTTAGATTATTACAAGAGATACAACGATATGCTAGCAATACACAATTTGATTCTACAACAAGAATAAATGCGACATACAGTACACTTAAAAATATACCTATGATACAACCAACGATTAAGAAATATTTGTGGCGACACGTAAGGTCAAACTTTTTAAGAATAGACGCAGACGAAATGGCTATTGCAGTATATTTACCAGTACAACAATTTAGAAAAGCACCAGCAAGTAAAGTATGGGCAGACAGTAGGAGAGCAATCTGATAAGAAATGGCAAAGAGAACATTATGGAGAGTTATGATAGTTAAAATCAGGATGTGGTATGCTGACGTTAGAGGACACCACGGACATAGATGGAACTACGAACCATCCGAACATTATTTTGGTAGACACCCAAAGAATAGGAAATAGAAATGGCAATATTTAGAGCAGGTAGACGTATCGGTAATATGGATGTCCGAATAGGACTTCCAAGAGATAGGTCTTTAGTTGACGTTGAAAAAGATAAAAGACTTAAATCAACGGCAAAGGGTGGTCAAATGCCTGGGATGAATCAAGCAACGGCTATTGGTAACTTTATGTCCCAAATTAATAGGGGTGAAGGTGTTGCTAGAGCAAATAGATTTTTAATTAGATTATTTCCACCTGAATATAAAGCTTCCAAACCTAATGATAGTCGTAGTATGATAAAAGCTGCTATGGCGGCAATAAAAACAAGTAGGGGAAATAATGTATTAGAATCATCACAAATGACAAGAAATGTAGAGTTAATGTGTACCCAGGTTAAATTACCTCATAGGGATATATTAACTACAAATTACGTAACTTATGGACCAGGTAGAAAAATGCCTTATGCATATGCTTATGGTGCTACAATAGACTGTATGTTTATGGGAGATAAATTTTTAAGACAAAGAGCATTTTTTGAAAATTGGCAAAGTAAGATGTATGACCAATCATCACACAATTTAGAATATTATGATAGTTATATAGGTAGTATGGAGATTTATCAGTTAGGACAATTTAGACAAACAGACGAACTACATCCAAATGATAATACTAGGTTAACTTACGGAGTAAGATTGCACGAAGTATATCCAGAAACAATTGGGGAGATAACGTATCAAGCAATGACAGACGATATGATACCTATGGATATACCTATAACTTTTGCATATAGAACTTGGGAGAATATAACATTAGAATCATTGCAAGGTGTTGGTTTTAATGAAACACCTCCAGATATGCCAAATATAAAAGCTCGTAATGATTATGGAACATTTAGTACTGTTTTAGGAAATATGCCTCCAGAAATTAAAAGAGCAGCTAGAACTGTTATTGGAAAAATACGAAGAGATGTACCGATTGGAAAAGCTACAGGAGGCAGGGTGTTTCCACCTTACCATAGATCCAGAAGTACATCTGGTTAAACTAATATAATAAAAGGAGTAAATTATGGCATTGCCAATATTAGAAACAGCGACATATGATTTGACGTTACCATCTAAAGATGTAAAGGTTAAATTCAGACCTTTTCTTGTTAAAGAAGAGAAGATATTATTACAGGCATTGGAATCTGGAAAAGATGAAGATATGACCAATGCATTGAAACAAATAGTACACGCTTGTACATTTGGAAAAGTAAATATAGATACACTACCTCTATTTGATGTAGAGTATATTTTTTTACAAATAAGAGCGAAGTCAGTTGGTGAGATAGCAAAACTTAAATTGTTATGTCCTGATGATAGTAAGACTTATGCAGATGTTGAGATAGATTTGTCTAAAGTGGAAGTACACGTAGATGACGAACATACTAATAACATTGTAATTGATGAGAAGAAAAAGCTTGGTATGATAATGAGTTACCCTACAATCAATTCAGCAAAAGGTAGAGATCCAAAGAAAGAGAAAACTAGAGCGATGTTTGATATACTTGCTAATTCCATATATCAAATTTATGAAGGAGATAAGATACATACACCTGCTGATTATAGTAATGAAGAAATGCAGAAGTTTATAGACAGTTTAGATAGTAAAACATATAAGAAAATCAATGATTTCTTTGATACTATGCCTAAATTGAAGCAAGACATAGAGTTAGAGAATCCGAAGACGAAAGTTAAGAGTAAACTTACGTTGGCTGGATTATCGGATTTTTTCGTATTGCCCTCTCTCACGAATCTTTAGAGAATTACTATCAAGTGAATTTTGCATTAATGCAACATCATAAATATTCATTGACTGAATTGGAGAATATGGTGCCTTGGGAGAGGGAAATATATGTGAATTTGTTATCTAATTATATCAAAGAAGAGAACGATAGAATTAGATTAAGAAATGCAGGACAAAAAGGATAAAAATGGCAGACGATTTAATAAAAGTAAAAAAGACAACCGAAGAGTATGAACTAAAGAAAAGTGACCTTGTTCCTGATGAAGGAGAAGACGCTGCTACTTGGTATAATAAGACAGCAGGTCTATTAGACAAGTTTAGGGTCATACCTAGATTAGTAATGTTGGCATACATCTATGCCTTCTATAAATCAGTAACTTGGTTTATGACATTACCAGACCCAACCAATTCACAAGCAATGTACATATCAACTATAGTTGGTGCTGGTGCTGCCTTCTTTGGATTATATGTTGGCAAACCAGGTGCGAAGTTACCTAAAAAGAAATA